GGGGTCATGCTGCCTTCTCCTCAATAACCTTGACCATCTTCTGCACATCAGCCCAGAACGCATGCAGGCCCGGCAGAAGTACGTTGTTGATGTACTCGTCGTCGCGCTCGTTGCGCTTGGCCTGCTGTTCTTCCTGGAACAGGCGCTCCATTTCTTCCTCGTGCCAGTCTTTGATCTGCTGTTCTGCTGCGTTCATTTCGTTTCACCTTTTGCTTTGGCGATGGCGGCGGCGAGCATTTCCATCGCTTCTTTGGCGTGTCGGCGCGCATCAATCATGTGATTGAATGCCTGCGCGTTAGACTCAAAAGGAAGCACGGCGTCATTTCCGATATAAGTTATATTGCGGTCAGTCAGTGCATGTAGCGCCTCGGCAGCAAGGCGCAGACTAGCGAGCAGATGGCCGTCTATGGCCGACCGCAGGCACCCTCGGTGCTCGCTCTCCGTAACAAGGTATCCACAGCACTTACAGCGAATATCAGGCACCCTCTGCGCCTCAAGCTGCCGAATCCGCTCTTGTAGTGGGGCAGTTAGCATATTAATCCCGTCGCGAATCTTTTTCTCAAAGACCGCAGGATCGACAACATCGGCATTATATCCGCCTGCACTTAAACTACAGACTAAAGACCGGAGGACATCTTCAAGGTCAGTAATCCTTTGCTCATACCACGCAGCAAGCTCGGCAAGGGCGAAGCGGATGCTGTGCTCTATTTCTGCGCGAGTGCCTTCGCTGCAATATATATCCTCGGCAATCTGCCTGATTCTCTCATCGCTCAACATAATCACTCTCCCTTGTTTAGTTCGGCAATCAGGGCGTCGGCGTATTTGACAGCATATTTTGCGATGTTGCTGGGATTGGTAGTGCAGTGCACATCCCCGGCCAACATCCCATGCATAGCCCGTGCCGCCAGTTCTGCGCGTATGGTTAGACCAACGCAGATATTTCCACGAAACGACTCTTCTTCAATAACCGGGTATGCCGGCTCATTCTTATCAATCATCTTCACTCTCCCTCAAAAAGGCAGTCGCTTGCCGAATGGCTCGTGCCAGTTGTTTCTATGCTGTCTTATCCAGCAGATTCATTTGCACCATTGCTGGATCCCATGCCGATGCGCTGTTGTGCGCCTCGATGCGATCAGCCATGACCATTGCCCGCCATTCCTTTGTCGCCGGCTGGTAGGTGCCGCGCCATGCGCTGTCTATGCCGACGTTCTGGGCGATGTTGGTGCTGTCGGCCGATGCAAAGGGTAGGCTGGTGAATACATCCGGGTTGAGCATGCGCAAGCCATGGAGTTTGCATGGCGGGCGGCCGTTGTCGTCGCAGATGGCGTTCATGGCTTCGGCCATCCGGCCCCACCAGGCGGCGTTGCCAACCACCGCGAACTCACCAGAACTGCCGATGCAGACACGCGGCCAGCGCTTCGCCATGTGGGCCAGCCGCTCGATGCTCTCGTGCATGTGCCAGACCGGCGCGGACAGATGGGATGGGAACGGCCATTCCTGCATCAGCGTGTCGTTGGCCACCTCGTCGCCGTCAATCACATCAGGGATGACGGCGAAGTCGAAGCCAGGGTGCCGGCAGATGCTGGCCACCCAGGAGTAGTATGGCGTCCAATCGGTAATCGGATTGCCACTGCGCCATGCGCTGAAGGCTCCATTGTCTAGCGCGAACGACTGGCATACGTCCAGCGCCACCTCCATTTGGTGTGGGTGCGCAAATGACACGAAAGCGTGTCGGCCGGTCATGACCTTGGCGGCAGCAGTTGCAGGTGTTATGGGCAGTCCGTGGTAGTGGATCATGCTGCCACCTTCTTCGCGTTCGCCAGCGCCTTCTCAGCCCGCTCAATTGTCTGGTTGTCGATGGCGCACAGCCGGTCAGGATTGCCTTCCAGCGTTACGCCTCGCTTCGTCTGTTCCAGCAGCAGCTCAAGGCTGGTGATGAGTTCTTGGAGGGCGGGGGTCATGCTGCCTTCTCCTCAATAACCTTGACCATCTTCTGCACATCAGCCCAGAACGCATGCAGGCCCGGCAGAAGTACGTTGTTGATGTACTCGTCGTCGCGCTCGTTGCGCTTGGC